CATAAAAAATAATTTTTTTTCATTTATAATTTTTTTTATTTTTTGTAAAAACTCTTCATTATAATAATTTTTTATAAATATATTACAATTATTTGAAATATCTATAAAATTTAATACTTTACAACTAGAATTTTTAAAATTTAATTCAGGATTTTTTATAAAACCTTTTTTTTCTATTAAATCAACTAAATGGTCAGAATTACTAATATCCGTATTAAAATAAACTATATTATCATTATATTTAAAATAATTTGTATAACTAATAAATACCATAAATAATGTGATTATAAAAAATAATATTTTTTTATAAAAAATCATTAATTATTTAATTGCTTTATATAAAATTAATTATTTTTTTTATTAAAATTAAACCCAATAAATAATCTATAAATTCATTTGCAGTATATTCTTTTTTAAAATATGGTAATTTTAAGATTTTAAATTCTAGAAAATTTTCATAATTTTTCTCTCCACGCAAATTTAATAAATTAGTATAATTATTAAATAATTCCAATGCATATGATTTTAAATATAAACTATAATATTTGAAATTTTTTGTTTTATTAATAATTCTATTTAAACTTTCTTTTTCATTTGTATAAAATATATTGTCTTTTGCTCTATATTTTTTATAAGTTATAAAATTATGTTCTACAAAATCTAAATGCCCAATTAATTTAAAATTTAATATTTTTTTAATTGCAAATTTAGATATTAAATAAGCAGCAGTGCTTCCGCATACTGGATGTGTATTATAAGTTTCATTTGTTGGATAAAATGCATCACTATGTAATTGAATAATTTCCCACCCAGAATCTAATAAACTTATTTCATAAATTGTTTTATTCAATCTCTTAAAAAAATCAGTTTTATCATATTTTGGAAAAGTATCATCTTCCATAATTAAGAAAAATTGGGTCTTGTCCCCATACGATGAATTATTATTATTATTATTATTATTATTATTATCTTCTGTATTTATATAATTATTAAATATATGTTTACAACATAAATTATGACTTAATGCACATCCTAATACTGATTTTGGTGTAAAAATAAAAGCAAAATTTGATATAAATTGTTTATATTCGGGTTTTAAATGTTCATCTTTTAAAGCATTTATTCCGTTAAAACGCTCCACTTTTAAACCTATACTTTCCAAATAAGGCAACTGTTTAACATAATTTTCTTTATAATCATCTAAATTAATTACAAATGTTTTTAAATTACTGTAATCTTCTTTAATGGGATTAGTATAATTTGAATTTATCATTATTTTTAATTTATTATATTTTATTATTAATAATTATTTAATAATAAAATTTTTAACATTTTTAACATTTTTAACATTTTTAACATTTTTAATATTTTTAACATTTTTAACATTTTTAACATTTTTAACATTTTTAACATTTTTAACATTTTTAACATTTTTAACATTTTTAACATTTTTAACATTTTTAACATTTTTAAATATCTAAACTTACTATATTTTTATCACTCTTTTGTTTGCGTTTTGATTTTGGTATTTTTGCTCCAGTCAATTCTCTTAAGTCTTCAATACTAATTGTACTGCCTTGATTTAATTCTCTATTTTCCTCAACATTTATTTGTTTTGTTTTTAATCCACTTAATAAATTATTTATTGAATCTTGTTTTAATGATCCAGAAGATGGACCTCTCATTTCCGGACGAGTAATACGTGGTTCTTCTTTATAAAAATCTCCTTCATTATTATCAACGGATACACCACGTGCACTCATTAAATCTGGTCTATTTGGTAAATTTTGTGTTCGCTGACTACGTTCGGGTAATTTGGTTTCCATTGATGGTGGAGGCGGTCCTGTGTTTACATTTGGTGGCATATCGCGATTTGGCATTCCAAAGCCTGGATTGGCTCCACTTCCAAAACCAGATGTTCTAGATGTTGATCCTCCGTTTTCTTGGAATACATTATTCATAAATCCACTAAACCCAGGATTAGATTGTCCCATAGAACTTACTGCTGCTTGTGTAAATTGTTTCATCAGTTCTGGATTTTGACGCATAATATCATCCATACCTGGCATAGAAGATTTAAATAATGTATTTGACATATGGACCATTAATGCAGAACCACCTAATTGGAATAATAATTTTAATTCTGGAGACATTTTTGCTTTTGATTTGTATTTTTCATGTAATTCAGCAAAAATATCATCATATTCATCAATATTTTCATTTATTTGTTCACCCCATCCATCTAATTTAATATCAAATGGATCAAATTTATTATTTAAAAATTCTAAACCAGTAATACAAGCCATCATCATTTTCCCCTGAAATTTAACACTATTGGAACGTTCTTTTTCTGCTAAAATAGTTTCATATTCACCTATCATTTCGTCTAAATTTGAATCCATATTGTAGCGTTTACTTAACGATACACCTTTTTTTTCTAAATCTTCTAATTTTCTTAAATATTTGAATTTTTCTTTTAATTCTTCTTCTTTGCTTAATTGTTTTTTTTCTTGAGTTTTTTCCATATTTAATGGAATGTTGTTGAATTTACCATAACCATCTGATGTTCTATTTTCATTCATATCTGATGTGGATTTTCCTAAATTTGGTTGTCTTCTTGCTGAATCTGTTTCATTTACAGGTTTGATATTTGAACCATCTTCTTTAGAACCAAATAATCCACTAAAAATTGTTTTTTTTGAAGACGAAGATTCATTTTGTTTAACTTCTCTTGTATTACCATTACTATTAATATTTGTATCAATATTTATAGAATCATTGGTTAAATTATTTAATTCATCTTCTAATTTTGTAATATCTTCTATTTCAATATTTGATGAACTTTTTTTAGTATCTCGCGATTTATCGTTCATAAGCAATTCTATACCGGAACCAAAATTTACGGAAGATTTTGATGGAAAAAAATCTTCTGTATCTGCCTCATTTTCAGAATCATTAAATGATAATTTGAGTTCTGGAACATTAATATCTCCAATTTCTACTATAGTAGGATCTATTTCAATGACGTCCATATTATTAAATTAAATACAAATTATATTTTTAAGTAGTCCGCAAATGTTAATTATAAATTTTTAAAACTTATTATAATATTAATTTATTAAAAGCATTCAAATAATATATAGATTGTAAAAAACAATCCGCCAAATCATCATTTTTTGAATGTTTTGAAAAAAAATCTAATTCTGTTGTTTTATTATTTTTCTCTAATAATTCTTTACTATAAGTTACAGATAATTTTTTACGCTCTGAATAACTCGTTTTTTCTTTCGTATTTTTATTTTTTATAAACAGCTTTAGTTTATTTATTGCTGATATATATTTTATATTGTAATTTCCTTTATCAATAAAAAACTGCGTTATCATTCCTTGTAATGTTTTCATTCTATTTGCCAAAGGGCTTATTTGATTTTCTAATATTATCTGGTCTACATTTAATATGTCAAATTTTTTTAAAAGTTCATTACATTCAATCTTCAAATTTATTCCTAAATCTATTAAATTTACATTATTTGCATTCGGTTCTTCTACTAAATCAAAACAAGTATTGGAAATATAATCTTCAATAGCTTTAATTATTTCACTTTTTTTGCTATTATTTTCTAATATTATATTATGCTCTTCACAAATTTGGATTAATTCTTTTATATTTTTTTTTGTTAAAGTTTTAGTATTGATAGTTGGAATATTATAAGCTTCATTTTTTGTATGTTTTTTACAAAAAAATTTATCTTCTTTACCAAATTTAGCTTTAAATTTGCATTTTTCATTACAACAATTTGGAACAAAATTACATAAATTTAAAACATTCCAATCTATTATATTATAATTGCTGTCATTTTCATTGTGTTCAATTAAAATATAAGCTAAATTTTTTATTCCAACATCAATACTAAGAACTTTCATTAATATTTAAAAATAAATTTATTTAAATATTAATTTTATATTAATTACATACTTTTAACACACATAGAATAACTTATTCTATATAAATAA